ATGCGCACCTTCGGTCCGGTGGCTGTGCAGTTCTCCGCCTGGTTCAAGAACATGGGCGATTCGGTTGCCACGTGGTCAAACAACGGGGGAGCGGAACGTTTCCGGGTTCGGTTCACCAAATCGTGGCATCAGCTCAAACCGATTTTCTCCGAATTGATGACGTTCGCCCGTCATGTCTGGGATCTCCTTAACGGGACCGGGCAGGCCAACGGAAGCGCTTTAGCGGACGTGTTGCGTGGGATCAACACAGCTGTGGGCAACGTCAAGCCCGCAGCGGTCAAGGCTTTCTCCGAGATCTTCATGTCCATCTCGGACGTGGCCGTCACGCTGGCTCCCGTGATTGGTACGACGGCCAAGGCCATCGTCGATATCGTCAACGCGCTCCCTGCGGGCACGATCCGGGCCATCGCGGACGCCATGATCGCGTGGAAGCTAGCCGTTCTGGGTTGGAATGCGGCGATAATTGTCTGGGGGGTCCTCACTTCGATCATCGAGGGCCTGGAACTTGCCTGGGTAACTTTGAACTTTGTTTTCGCTGCGTCCCCGATCGGTTTCATCATCACACTGGTGGTCGGGCTTATCGCAGTCATTGTCCTGATTGCCACTAAAACCACCTGGTTCCAGACCATATGGCATTACATGTGGGAGGGGATCAAGACCGCGTCCCTGTGGACCTGGAACAACATCCTCAAGCCCGTCTTCGCCAACATGTGGACCGGGCTGAAGCAGATCGGCACGGCTGCGCTGTGGCTGTGGACGAACGGCATCAAACCTGTCTGGGATCAAATCTCCGCCGCTTCGCTGTGGCTGTGGGGCTACCTCAAGCCGGTCTTCCTGGCGATCGGCACGGCGTTCGAGTTTGTCGGCAAGTGGATCTGGAAGATCTACACCACCTACCTCAAGGTCGTCTGGATCCTCTTCGAGGCTGCCGTCAAGGCCCTGTGGGTCTTCGTCCTCAAGCCGGTGTTCGAGCAGATCAAGAAGGGCTTCCAGCAGCTGGGAGAGGGCATCCAGTGGGCCTGGGCACACGTGATCAAGCCGACCTGGCATGCCGTGGCGGACCTGGCGGGGTGGTTGTGGAAGAACGGCATCAAGCCGCAGTTCGATGCCATCAAGGCGGGCTGGGACCAGCTGACCGACGGCCTGAAGAGCGGCTGGACCCACGGCATCAAGCCGGTGTGGAACGCGGTCTCGAATGCTACAGAGTCGCTGTACAAGAACCACATCAAACCGACATGGAGCGGTATTGCCAACACGATCGGTGACAAATGGGATGTGATCCGGTCGACCGTCTTCAGCCCGATGAAGACGTACTTCACCAAGACGGTTCCCAGCTGGGGCAACGTCATGAAGGACAAGCTCATTCAGTCCTTCGACCTGGCCTGGAAGGGAATCAAGGTCGTCTGGGACAACGTCAAGAAAGCCATTGGCGATCCCGTTTACATGATCACCAAGTACGTCTGGAATGACGCGCTTGTCGGCATCATGAGCAAGATCTCCAGCTTTGTTCACGAGAAGAACCCGCTGGGGAAGATTCCGACGGACAATATCCCCCATTTTGCGGCAGGTGGTCCGGTGCCGCACACGCCCGGGTCCACGCCGGGCAAGGACTCAGTGCTGTCCTACCTGATGCCCGATGAGCACGTGCTCACCCGGGACGACGTCTCCGCCATGGGCGGGCAGAGCGCCGTTATGCAGTTCCGCTCCGCCCTCCACGGCGGCGCGCAGGTCCAGGGCGCCAACGACACCGGGCACTTCGGGGTCGGCGGGTGGATCGACACGGCCGTCTCCAGCCTGACCGGAGAGGTCGGCAAGGCCCTCGGGAACATGGCGGACGTCGTCATGGGCACGGCGGGCTTGGTGATCAACCCAGTGCTGAACAAGGCCAAGAGCACCATCAACAAGCTCGTCCCCGCTGACGGCGGCTGGGACACCCTGGTCAACAAGTCGATGACAAAGCCCATCGACTGGCTCAAGGCCTTCATCGACAAGCAGGACTCGAAGGCTCAGTCCGTGGGCGGCGTCATCCCCTCCGGCCAGCACCTGGCCATCATCAACGCAGCCATGAAGGCGGCGGGTGTACCGCCTCCCGGTACGAAGGAAGCCTGGCAGTCCGGCATGAACACGTTGATCACCCGCGAGTCGGGGTGGAACGCTTCAGCCATCAACAATTGGGACTCCAATGCCAAGGCCGGGCACCCGAGCCAGGGTCTTACTCAGACGATCCCCGGAACGTTCAACGCGTACGTCCCGGCGTCCCTGCGGGACCGGGGGATCCTTGACCCGGTCGCCAACGTCGCCGCTTCGATCCGGTACATCGTCTCCACGTACGGCAACATCAGCAACGTTCAGCAGGCCAACGCCAACAAGGCCCCCAAGGGGTACTGGACCGGTACGGAGGGTGCGGCGCCGGGTCTGGCGTGGGTCGGCGAGAAGGGCCCGGAGCTGATCAACTTCCACGGCGGCGAGACCGTGTACAACAACGGCGACTCGATGCAGATGATGCGGAACGGCCTCATCGGCAGCCTGCACGGGTACGCCTCCGGCACCGCCAAGCAGCGCCGCAGCGTCCGGGCCGCGTACAACGAGCGCGACGAGGACGTGGCCCGCCGCAACGCCGCTCAGAAGAAGTACAACGACGCGCACACGAAGTACCTGAATGCCACCACGGTCAAGGAGCAGCAGGCCGCGAAGAGGGAAATGGCCAAGTACGAGAAGAGGGTTGAGCAGGCCAACAAGGAAATAGCCACCGACAACAAGCTGATCAAGCTCAATGACAAGCGGTACAAGGCTGCGTCCAATGCGGTGGAGCAGGAGCGGAAAGACGCGGCCACTTTGACGGCGGCCCGTAAGAAAGTTACGGCGGCCAAGGCTGCGAAGCGGAAGAAAGACCTGGACGCGGTCCGGGCGACGGCCCAGAACTACATTGCTCAGCTGAAAGCCTCCATTGACGAGAAGATCCAGGTGGCCACGGACGCTCGCAGCGGCTATTACAGCGCGGCGGTGCAGACCGGTCAGTTGTCCGGCCTGACCGGCAACCGGGCGGCCGGGTTCTCCCAGCAGCTGGCGGCCAAGATCAAGGCCATCAAGGACTTCCAGACGAACCTGCACACGCTGGCCAAGCTGGGCATGTCGCAGGCTCTGATCCAGCAGATCGCCGCCATGGGGCCGGACCAGGGCGGTTCACTGGCCCAATCCCTGGCCCGGACCACGACCAAAGCCGACGCCTCGAAACTCAACTCGCAATACGCCGAGCTGGAAAAGGTGTCCGGTCAGTACGCGGATTCGGCTGCGGAAGACGGGTACGGGTTGAGCAAGCTGAAATCGCAGTCAACTCTGCTGTCCAAGACGAAGGTCACCGTCACCGCGCCGCACACCATTGTGGTTAAAATGGGTGACAAGACATTCACGGCGTATACGGAATCGGTCGTCGAGAAAAAGGTGTCTGAGATCGTAACCGAAGCCGGAAAGAAGAAGTGACATGCCTGTCGTAGTTCCTTCCGGCGCTTCTACATCGGTTCCCACATCGGACGCCACCTCGTTCGACGGGAGAATCCGGGCCCTGGACGATCCCGCCTACGGCGGCGTACGCATCCGGGTCGACTACTCCACCGACCTCAGTTCCTGGTCCAGCCCCTTCCAGTGCACGGTCTACCGGAAGAACGCGGACGGCTCCGTACACACGGTGCGCGGAGGGGATCCGTACCTCAATTACGCCGGACGGGGCTGGCTGTACGACCACGAAGCCCCTCTTGGACAGCAGGTCTCCTACTATGCCGTTCCTGTTGCCGACGACGGCAGCAGGGGCGTGCAGTCCGCAGCCGCGTCCATCATCTCCTCGGCACCGACTGGCGGGTTCAACACCCCGGACATGTGGCTGATCAACCTGGAGAACCCCGGCGCTTCGGTCCAGGCGCGGGGAACCAGCACGCTCACCGGCAGCTACAACGGTCGCAGTGACAAACAGACGATCCTCGGCAGCCCCTACCCGACGGTGACTCCGGATGCCCGGAACGGCCTGGGTACCCAGATATCTGTGCTCACCGTGGGGGAGGACGAGTTCACCGCCATGCAGACCCTGCTCAAGCAGAGCATCATCATGCGGAAATCGTCTCTGTGGGAGAGGCCGGACGGCTATTTCACGGTGGATGACGTCTCGTACGCGGCGCAGACGGCCGGAACCGGGCGAGGCGTGTACGTGTGGCAGCTGGGGCTTACCGAGGTGGGCCGCCCCAACACCTACGGGCAAGTCGTAGCAACTCCGTCCTACACGTTCGCCTCGGAACGGATCCAGCACCCGCTGTTCAGCGATGTCCCCCAACTCCCCTTCGATGCTGTCCAAGGGGGCAACATGCTTGCCGAGTACACCTCCGAGGGAGACACGCCCTTTGTCGCCGGGACCTCCTGGACGGCTGCCAACGTCAACACCACCCTGTCCCTCACCACAGAGAGGGCTTTCCGGGGAACTCACTCCCGGAAGATGGTCTCTACCACAACCGGCAAGATGGGTGCGTACGCCCAGGTGTACCCGGTAGCCCTCGGGGACACCTGCACCCTCACAGCGTGGGTGTACAGCCCAGTAGGGCTGATAGCGGACCTCCAACTGGACTGGAAAGACGGCGGAGGTACCAATCTGGCCTCCGACTCCCTTTCTGAATGGGGCCAGACCGTAGAACTCACACCGAACACCTGGAACAAGGTGGTCCTGACCGCGACACCTATCCCAGGGGCGGCCCTGGTCACGCCTCTCGTGTTCGTGACCGCTACAGCGGCGGGTCAGTTCGCCTACTTCGACACCGTGACTCTGGAGAAGGTCTGATGCTCCCGCACTCTGTGCGGCTGGCACAGCTGCTCTCAGACGGTACCCCGCTGAAGATCAAGCCCGTGCTCGACTGGTCCCCGGACCGAAGGACCTGGTACCCGCTGGACGTCCTCAGCGGAGGGCACACTCAGGACCGGACCAGCACGGTGCGCTGGACGATGACCGCCAACCTCGCCAAAACGGTTCCCGTAGGGTTCGACGGGATCCATGCCTACGGCTGCCGTCTCCGATTACAGCTGGCCGTGTCCTTCCTCGGCGCCTCTCCTGAGTACTTACCGGCGGGCATGTACTCGGTGACGTCCGTGACGGAGAACTTCGGCAGTCTGGCCATCACAGGATCCAGCTTCGAGCAGGACGTCATCGATTCGACGTTCCCGGTGGCCCGCAATCTCCCGGACACCCGGTGGATGACCTACCGCAGGCAGTCCGAAAAGCTCATCACCGAGGCTGTTCCGGACGCCCGGTTCTTCTGGCACCCCAGCCTGTCGCAAGATCTCGCCATGGCGGAGATGACCGTGGACACCGACCGTTGGTCCGTCATCCATGGCCAGGCCGGGGACTCCTCCATCGCCAACGCCCTGGCCGCTGACGCCCTCTGTGACGCCTCCGGAGCGTTCTCCTTCATCCCGCGCCCTTCCCTGGGTGACGCGCCCGTGTGGACCGTCTCGGAGGACACCCGGACGAAGATCGCGTCCACGACCGCGTACGACCGGCAAAGCGTCTTCAACCTGGTGGTCGTCACAGGAACGCCCGCCGACGGCAGCCCCCCTGTCGGGCCGGTCTTTGCGTGGGACGACGACCCCAGCTCGCCCACGTACGCAGGCCCTGACCCGGTGAACCACCCCGAACTGGCGGGCATTTTCGGGGTCAAGCCCTACCGGTACGACTCCCCCCTGGTCATCACCAACCGGCAGGCCTGGAAGGTAGGACAGGCCATCCTGGCGGACCTCAAGGGCGAATCCAAAACGGTCGCGTTCACCAGCAGGTTCCACCCCGGTCAAGAGGCCGGAGACGTCGTCCAGATCACCCGGTCCGACGGTCGCCTGGAAAGCCACGTAGTGGACTCCATCAACTACACGTGGGCCTCTGGTGCCGCCGCGTACACCACACGCAGCACGAAGCAGGAGATCCGCGTAAATGTCTGATGCCGCAAGCCTTCTGTCTCAGCTGACCGCAACCGGGCGGACCGTGAAAACCCTCCGGGCAACCGTGTCCGCCTACCGTGAAGACGGTTCAGTCAATCTCAAGTACGGCACCGCGCGCATGTACGGCATTCCCTGCCTGGCCTCCTACACGAACCGGCAGATCGGTGACGTGGTGCAGGTACTGAACCTGGGGGCCAACACGTGGATGGTGATCGGCCGCATCAAAGGCGCCGATCCGGCTTACCTCGGACCCACCACACAGAACAGCCGCTACCAGCAGTACTACCAGGACACCTTAACCAGCTCAAGCGTCCTCGAACCGGGCTATGAGGGCTACGTAGGAACAAATGGGGCAGCCGGTGACCGTCCGGTGATGCTGGCCTGGTCCTACTACAACGGCACCAGCAATTCCCTCCTCACCGGAACAGTCAGCAAGACCAAGGTTTTCGTTTACATAGCTCGCAGCAGCACCCTGCACGGGAAACGGGAAGCCGTGGAAGTGCAACTGTGCCCACACAACTACAACACTCTCCCGTCCACCCTCACCCTGGCCACAGATTCCTTCAGCCCGGTCATTACCAGGCTGGAGGTAGGGCAAGTGAGCAGTGTGCAGCTTCCTGCTGATTGGTTCAGTGCCATTACCGCAGGTACCCCGACCATCAAGGGATTTGCCGTCCAGCCGGTCACCACGACTCCCTGGGAGGACAGCTACGCGATTTTCAGTGCCACCTCGGGCGGTTTCCGGGCAGTTTAATCGGTATAGTTATTCGACAGTAAAGGAGGGGAATCCGTGGGAGCTACGAACAGCGCATTAGCGGGACTACCCGTACCAGACACAGCCGCACCCAACGACGTGCCGTACTGGCTGTCCCAGCTGGTCGCCGTGCTGGATACGCAGGTGCTGCTCACAGCTACCACCACCTCGGACCGGGACAGCAAGTTCTTCAACGCCCCCAGCGGCGTCGTGTGCGTCGTCCGGGGAAATGACGGCACGGTGGTAGGTGTCTACGTGAAGACGTCGGACCCTGGTACGTCCACCTGGTCCACTCTCTGGACGGCTCCCGTCGCCCCCACTCCTGTAGACATTCCGTTGGCTGATGGAATTCAGGTCACCAACGGCAAACCCCCTATCGCTGTTTTCAATGCGGCAGCCAACACGTGGACGTTGTGGGGGAACGTAGCGTTCACCAACGGCAGCAACATACCGAACGGCACCGTTTTAGGTACGCTACCTGCTGCCGTACAGCTGAGTACCATTCAGCCGGTATACGAAGGAAACGCACCCACATCAGTTTCAGGAACCAACGCGCCATCAGGGGCCTCAAAGATTTCTATCGCTGCCAGCGGTAACATCACCATCTTTCTGGGGACCGGCGTTCAGCCTGTCTGGGTCGGTTTCGACGGCATCGTCATTCCGGCCGCGTAAAGGAGATCTGACATGACTAGATTTCTTTACGGCGGAGGCGGTGACGGCGATATCATCAAACCTTCTGGTGTTCCGTACATCAACGCGAATGCGAGTGTGTACAACGCCCGTACGGGTGGCACCCAGGTAACCGATCTCCAGAATGCTGCCGGATCAGCCATTACCTCCATTACCACGGACTCATCGGGCCAGGCGCTTTTCTACGGCCCCGACAATTACATCGGTGTTCTGTGGATGGACTTCGGCAGTGGTATCCGCTGGGCACTGTCTCCGAAAGCCGTCGACCTTGCCGCCACGCGGGCCATTGCCGTGCAGCGGGCCGCCGACGCGGCGGCAGCAGGACATACCACCAAAGCGGCTCTGCCCTACAACGCCAACGATCCCTTAGAGCAGGCCCTGACCACTGCACTAGACCCGCTGGTCATTCCGCGTTTTGCAAGCCAGTCTGCGCGCGATGCCTCGTTCCCTTCACCCGTCAACGGGGACCGCTGCTACCGCACAGACTTAGCCCTTGAGCAGATTTATCACGGACCCTTAGGGCTATGGCGGAATATGTACCCATACGGGTACGGGTCTTCCGGTGGTTCGACTGGAATTACATGGACCACGACAGAAACACAATTGGCCTTGGCGTCCGTACCGGGCGGCTATGCCCAGTCGGGTGCAACGTTCCGGTTGACTGCCTACGGGACGCTTGTTCAGGCCCCCGACACGACACCTGATTTCTCGTTTCGATTACGGATCGGGGGACTTTCAGGAGCCTCCTTGGCTTCGAATCAGTTCACTGCTGCGACCAATAGTTCCCCCATTCCGCGATCATGGAGCCTTCAGGCAAACGTGACCGTTGTGTCGTCCGGCTCCAGCGGTACCTGGTTCGGAAACCTGACCAGCCAGTCAACCATTACCAGCACAGGACCCCTCTACAGTTCCGGAGCCTCTCTCCGTTCGGATGGCACGTCGACTGTCACCCGGGATACCACAACAAACCAGAACATAGCCCTGACCGGTCAATGGGGAACCAGCTCACCCTTAAACTCCTGTGTCCTGTATGGCTGGTATTTCGAGAGGGTCTGCTGATGTCCAGATACCTTTACGGAGGTGGCGGTGACGGGGATATCATCAAACCCACCGGATCGCCGTACATCAATTCCACGGCACTGGTGTACTCCTCACGCACAGGCGGCACCCAGGTAACCGATCTCCAGAATGTTGCTGGAACGGCTGTCACCTCTGTGACGTCGGACTCGGTCGGACAAGTAGTTTTCTACGGCCCGGACAACTACATCGGGGTTCTGTGGCTGGACTTCGGCAGCGGTGTCCGCTGGGCCCTGTCCCCGAAGGCCGTTGATCTTGCTGCCACAAGGGCTATCGCGGTACAGCGCACCACCGATGCGGCAGCGGCGTCCCTCACCCAAAAGGCCCGTCTGCCCTACAACGCGGCCGACCCTCTGGAGCAGGCTCTCACAACCGCTCTGGACCCTCTGGTCATACCACGGTTCACCTCGGCGGCCACCCGGGATGCGGCGTTTCCCTCTCCGGTCAACGGGGACCGCTGCTACCGAACGGACACCAAGAGCGATCAGCTGTACGAGGGCAGCAGCTGGCGCACGCTGGTGTCGGCGGGAGCGTGGATCCAGGACGACTTCGCCATCACCCCGACCGGAGGCGGCTTCTCCATCGGCAGCGGTGCGCTCACTATCCGCTACAAAGCGCGAGGCTGCACCATCGAGTTCTTCCTGTCGGCGGCCTTCGCCTCCGACACCGTTTACGGCAGCGGCACGTGGACCTTCACCGGGCTGCCGTTCTCGATAGCGAGCAGCAGCACTTCCTTGCAGCCCATCTACGGGCAGGTGGGTGTCACAGGGCTGCGCCTGCTGGCGATTGCCCAGCCCGCAGGGGCCAACTCCCTGGTGGTGTACGCCCCTACGTCGACATCCTCCGTGGCTCTTGGGCAGCTTCAGTCCTCGGTTGCGCCTGGGGGCGGCACCTGGGCATCCACCAACTTCATCCGCCTGGGCGGCATCGTGGAAATATCCTGAAAGGCAGTTATGGCACTCGTTCGCGCATACCCCAACAATGATCCCGGCTATCAGCCGCACAGTGTCCAGGTGCAGGCTAGCTATTCCATTCTGGGCCACGACGGCACGGCGGTCACGGGGATCATTTACGGGGGTCTTCTGGCTCCCGAGCAGGTCGACGAGCTGTGCCACGCGCTGCAAACGGCGTGTGTCGGGCTCGCCTGGGTGAGCAACGTCGTAGTGACGGTGACTGAGACCGGAGTTCGCACCTTCACTGTTTCGGACGATACTCCGACGTCATCTTGATGCATATTCAGCTGAAATAGCCTGGTTTGCTACTATCTATCTATATTGATTCCGGTTCCCAAGGGGCATTGAAATGAGCGTTCCGTTAGACGCCCTAATCGCCGCAGGTGCGGCCGTAGTCGGGAGCCTTACCGTTTACGCCGGTACTCGGTTCACCGGCCGAAACTCGCAGGCGGTGGAAAACCGCAAGCTCAACATCTCCGAATTCGAGACGTTCAAAAAGGCTTACAACGAACGTCTGGAAGAGTTCGAAAAGCGGTACGAGGACCAAGAACGCAAGATGAACACCGTAGAACGGCTGCTGCGCCTGGCTCTCCGGCACATCCGGGATCTGCGGATCGACATGCGGCAGCACGACGTCATCCCCTCCCACCCCACGCCCTCTGAGCTGGAGTCCCTCCTGTGGACCCTCACGGACGATGAGGACGTTCCCGTCCCGGTCCCCCCGGGGCAGGGGGAGTAATGCGCGCCCCCCGTGCTCAGCTCCGTCAACAGCTGAGCACGGCAGGTGCCCCCAGCGGCACATGGCACAACCCGGGCACCGCCGAGATCCTTTCAGCCATCGCCCTCGCAGCATCAGCCGTCCACGGAGAGGCGGACTGCGCCAAGACGGACGGGCTGCGGGTCACCTGCTTCCAGATCCAGGCCAGACCGGAGGCCACCGGCCGCAGCACCCCGCGAGACCGGGAATGGCTCACTGCAAGCCTCCACAACGCCTGTATGGCCGCCGTGGCGCTCACCCACATGAACGGGCTGAAGATGTGGCCCGAGTACGTCTCACGGGCCTACCGCACCTACCTGCCCGAGGCGTACCCACCCCCCATCGAGCGCCCTGAGAATGACATCCCCTACCAGCGCGCCACGGTGTTCCCCGGCGCCCCGCTCCGGCTGCTGATGCGGGCCTGCGGATGGATCGCCCCCTCCAACGCGGATGCCGACCGGATCGCCAAGATCAACGGATTCGCCCGCGCCTCAGACGTTCCCGCAGGGGCGGTTGTACAGATTCCTGTGCAACGGGGCTGGTAGCAGGCCCCGCACTGAAGACCAAGTGAGAGGTAAACCGCATGACCAAGAAGTTTCTCGCCGACTTAGCCGAGCGCGCCGCGTCCACCTACGCCCAGGCGTTCCTGGGCCTGGAACTGGCCGCTGGCACCGATCTGCTGAACGTCGGAGGCATCAAGGTTGCGGCCATCGCAGCCCTGCCCGCCGCGCTGTCCGTGATCAAGTCCGCTCTGGCGGGCCAGACGGGCGACAAGTCCGCCTCGCTGGTGCGCCTGGAAGAGCACCAGGGCGCCTGACCTGCCGGAAGGGGCGGCGGCCCGCTCTGGGCTGCCGCCCCCGCAGGGTATAAGATCGGCTTCGTAAGCAAGACTTTTCAGGGGGTAACGATGCAGCACACGGCACAGGATCGCTGTGACAAGTGCCAGGCGCAGGGTTACACCACCTGGTCCAAGAACGGAAAGCCGCTCACTTTCTGCGGCCACCACACCAACACCCATGCGGAATCCCTGGTGAAGCAGGGATTCAGGCTCGCCGTGGACGACACCATTTCACTGCACACGTAATAGGTCTCCAGCCACCCAAACTGCTACAGTAGATACAGCGAAAGGGTCAGGTGGTTACTTCATGACGGACGGCATCACGATCAAGCAGCCCGACACGATGGCAACATCCTGACCTAGGAGCGTGATCGTCATCTCCTTGACGGCCGGACTGAGATGCCCGGCCGTCTCGGAGGGGGATCAACTCCACTGAGAACGTCCGCCGTGCGACCCGATCTGGTCGCTTCGCTACCTCTGGTTCGGGTCGCACGGCGGTACCGGGTGAGGGATGCAACAGCTACCCCGAGGACCCCGGTAAGCCCCGGCAGGTCGAGCCACCAGCTCCCTGCCGGGGCCCGCTTTTTCCGGAGAAGGAGATACCGATGATGCATGCCGTGTGGGTGCTGGGGATCATTCCCCTGACTGTGGCCGGTATCGCGCTGTGCGCGGTATGGGTTTGGGCCCGGTACCGGGAGATCCGGTGACCACGCTACTCGAAGCCCCCATAAAGCCCCCACTGCGGCCTTACCAGGTCGACGGTGTGCAGTTCCTCAAGGAACATAATCGGGCATATCTCGCGGACGACCCGGGTTTGGGCAAAAGCCGCCAACTTGTCGAAGCGTCCGTGGGTCGAACGCTCATCCTCGCCCCCGCCATGATCCTGGACTCCGGCACGTGGCGAAACGAGGTCGAACGGTGGGCGGACGACCCCAGCCGGTTCACCTACGTCCCCTACACCTCCCTGTGCCGCCGGGAAACCATCCCCGGCAAGCCGCTCTACCAGCGTCACAACCGGCTCAGCGGCAAGATGGAAACCGCCACGCTGGAGGCCGAACCGACCTGGAGAGACGAGATCGGCCCCATCGCCCAGCGGCCCGTCTTCCCCGTGCTGAACAAGGACGGCAGCCACAAGAAGACCCGCCCCGTCTCCAAGGTCATCCCAGAGCCCCGCGAGGAATACCTCCAGCACTGGGACACGATCATCTGCGACGAAGCCCAGCTGCTCAAGGGCCGCAAAACCAGTTGGGTTGAAGCCCTCAAGATCCTCTCCAAGAGGGCAGACCGGCTCTGGCTGGCCTCCGGAACCCCCATCAGCAACTTCGCCCCCGAACTGTTCGCCCCGCTCCAGCTGCTGTACCCGCACCTGTGCGGCAACGGCCAGAAATTCGGGTCCTACTGGCGCTGGATCGGCAAGTGGTTCAACACCGAAAAGTCCCGGTTCGGAGACGAGCACTCCAAGGTCATCGGCGACCTCCTGCACTGCTACGACGAATGCATGCAACGCCCCGCCTGGGACCCCTGCGAGCACTACGAACGGTTCTTCCGGGACAACCTGGGAGACCTCTACATCCAGCGGCTGCGGGACGACGTACTCACCGACCTGCCCCCGCTGGAGAAGCAGACCGTCCTGACCCCGATGACCAAGAAGCAGGGCGTGCAGTACCGGAAGATGAAGAAAGAATGCCTGGCCACAGACCTGGACGGCAATGTCATGGTCGCCTGGTCCAAGGGAGCCGCGCACATCCGCATGGACAAGATGGCCACCGGTCTGGGCCTGTTCACGGGGGACATCGCGGAGTCCGGGAAGCTGGAGCAGCTGGCCTACGATCTGGCTGAGCGGTCGCAGCCGACCCTGGTGGTGGCTCACTACCAGGACACGGTGAGCGCGTGCGCCGAGGTCGCCCGGTCGGTCGGCAAGACGGTGGAGCAGATCGACGGACGTACCTCCAAGGGCGACCGGGCACGCTTCGTCGAAGCCTTCCAGGGGGGTCGGCTGGACGTTCTGGTCGGGTCTCTGGAGACGGTGTCGGAGGGGCTGACGCTCACGGCTGCCGACTTGATCATTTTCGTCGAGCACTCGTGGAAGCCATCCCGGAACGAGCAGGCTTTGCGTCGAATACACCGGTTGGGGCAGACTCGCCCGGTACTTGCCTTGGACTATGTGTGCCCGGACAGCGTGGACGTGGGCAAGCGGGAGCTGCTGGCGGTGAAGACGGACCGAGCCATGCGGACCCTTTCCTGGGGCGTTGTGAAAGCTCTCCTCTAGGTGGTAGGGTAGATACATACCGAGAGACACCGCCCGAGGAGACTCCCATGCCTGACAGGATCTTGTACGTCGTAGCGAGGACCCCGGAAGAGGCAGAACGCAACCTTCTTCACACGGGATCCAACCCTTACATCATGAGTGACCAGCCCCGAGCAGATTTCCGGGCGCAGGAGCTGTCACAGATGTGGGACGAGCCGTACCAGACCTTCAAGGCCCGGGTCACCGTCGAACTGCTGGAGGACTGAGCAGTGCCTAGCATCACCCCTCAGACCGCCCCCACTGCCCAGGGGCGGTCGACACCCATCGTGTGGCCGAGGATCAACGATGATGACGCCGTGGTCATGGGCTTCGACCCGGGCGGCAAGGACGGCGACGACTCCGCCGGGCACGTAGGGGTCGCTCTGGCCTGCAAGTACTTCACCGAGACGCCCGAAGGGTGGGTGATTCAGGAGCCCGGGTGGCGGGTCTACGACACGTTCGAGATGGGCCCCGACGAGTTCATCCGCTGGTACCCCCAGAACGCGGCGGGCATCGATGTGATCTTCGGCGAGATGTTCCGGCTGGACAAGGAACGGGCCTACAAGCTGCTCGGATCCACGATGCCGACTTCGCAGCTCATCGGGTTCGTCCGCATGTACAGCATGGCGTTCGCGCCTCACATCGACGTGCACTGGCAGTCGAACATGGTCCTGACCGGCCCCACGCCAAGTCTCCTGCGGGAGAGGGGGATCAGGCCGGTGTCCCCGCCTGGGAAGAACGCGGCCCGCCACAGCACCGGGGACCACCAGCGGAGTGCGGAACTTCACTTGTGGCACGGATTGATCCGGGCTGGGCTTGTTGAAGGGATCGACCCTAACATAGGGTAGATAAGACCACACACAGAATCCCACAGGAGACCCCATGCCTACAGGTACCGAAGAAAGCGTATGGATGGAGAAGCGCACGCGTCAGCGGGCCCTCTACCCCCGGCAACGCGAAGCCCTCCAGCTGTACGCCCAGGGCCTGAAGTACAGCGAAATCGCCGACAAGATGGAGGTCGCCATCGGTACCGCCCGGTCCTACGTCGGAGCCTCCGTCGTCGCCCTAGGAGCGGAAGACCCCACAGGCGCCGTGCAGATCGCCATCGAACGCGGCGAGATCGAGCCCGTCAGCAACAGCTGAGGCACCAACTTCCGCGAGGGAGACACCGGAGCAGCCGGTGTCTCCCTTTTTCATGCCTGGACGCAGATTCTGTTCGCAGGGTTTGTTGCAGGGCTATTTGATGCGTATGATCGGAGCACCCCAGGAAAACAGCCGTCCAGCGGTGTGTAGGGGTACTAGGGCATCCGTCTGATGTTCCTAGGGTAGATCTTCCCCTGTCACCCGGAGGCACTGACCATGCCCGACCCCCTGCCACCCATCAAAGTTTCTTACTCGCAGCTGAACACCTTCCGCGATTGCGCGCTCAAGTTCCACTGGCACTACCGCGACGGCTACCGGGTCACCACCAAGGACAAGAAGCTGGACCTCGGTTCCGCCTGGCATGAAGCCGTCCTGGAAAACCACTACTCGGTGATCAAGGACTACCAGGACTTCACGGTCGACGGCCGGTCCCCGCAGCGGGACACCGACGAGGAGAAGACCCTGCTGGCAGCCGCCGAAGACCGCGTGCATGCGGCCCTCCTGGGGGCCATGAGGGGCGAAACGTACTCCACGCTGGGCCCCGAGGACTACGACACCCTCAAGTGGATGTACGCGGGCTACACGGCCTTCTACGGCTGCGACCCGCAGTGGCAGATCCTGGACGTCGAGTACAAGGGCCTGGCCCCGCTCGGAACCATCCAGACCACCACAGGGCCCCGCGACGTCGTCCTGGACTACCGCATCGACCTTGTCGTCCGCGACGTCACCCTGGGCGGCATCTTCGCCGTCGAATCCAAGTCGGCGGCGAACCTCACCAGCCGGTTTGCGATGGAACTGGACGACCAGACCGGTCTGTACGAGTGGGCGTTCCGTGCCAGTGATCACCCGCTGGCCGGGACGATCAACGGCTGCGTCCGCTCCGAAGCCAAGAAGAAGATGAACGCCGGAGACCTCCCCGGCGCCACCAAGGGCAAGGCGCAGACCCTTGAGGCCCGCCATCAGCGGATCATGGTCCCGCGTTCTCCCATCGAGCTGAACGCCATACGCGCGGACGCTCTCGCAGCCACGCAGGCCGCATACGGCGGCAACCTGCCGATCTACAGCGGACCGAACCCGCAGCAGTGCCTGTGGAAGTGCCAGTTCAAGGACGTCCACATCCAAGCCCGCAAGGGTCAGTCGGTTCCGCAGCTGATGACGGACGCCGGTTTCAAGCGGGTCCCCACCCCCCTCAACAACCTCACCGACTAACGGCAAGGAGCAAGCCATGCCCGCACACAAAGGATCCGCACACCACCTCGCTGTCCTTACCGAAGAGGCGGTGAGGGACGCCCGCAAGAAGTTCCGCCTGGGCAGCTCACCCAAGGAGCTGGCGGAGGAGTACGGCGTCAGTTCCGGTGCGATGCGCCGCGCCCTCAACGGCGTCACCTGGAAGCACCTCAACGACCCGGAGGCCGTCGATGCCGCGTGATCTGCTCCCCGTCCGCTGCCAGAGCTGCCAGTTCCCCGGCACCGTCACCAGAGCCCTCTGGAATCGGGTAGCGGGACATCTGGCCTGCGGCAACTGCCGAAAGACCACCACCTGGAGGGCCCGATGAGCATCGGGAAGACGACCGTCGTTCTGTTCACGGGAGCCCGTGAACACCCCGATCCCGTGCTGGTCACCAGCATGCTCGCCAAGTACGTCCTGACCGAAGCACCCGGATGGGTCATCGCCCGGCACGGTGACTGCCCTGGCAAGGATTCCGTGGACCAGGCCGTAGCCGAGTGGGTGGCCGACTGCGGCGAAGCCCTCGGAGTCATCGCAGACCCCATGCCCGCCGACTGGGACCACTGCTACGCCGACTGCCAGCCCAACCACCGCATCAAGAAGCAGCCGGGGGACATCTACCACCCGGGGGAGAAGCCGGACTACTGCCCCTCCGCAGGCCCCCGGCGCAACGCCCAGATGATCGCCAAGAACCCCCGGCCGGACCTGGTGATCGCCGCCCCGTTCGCGGCCTCCCGAGGTACGCGCAACTGCGTTACCCAGGCCCGTGCCGCCGGTATCCCCGTGCGTGCCCTTCCGTCCGTCATCCGTAAGCCTGAGGCGGTTCTGTTCTGATGGAAAAGATCACGTTCGCTTCGGACATCAAGGTAGAGCTGGTCCGGCACACCGGAAACGACGACGGGATCTGTGAGGCCGCCCGCGTCTCCACCCTCGGAGAGATGGCCTCCCAAGGCGGATCCCTGGCCCGCAACAACGGCCTCATCAACTACCTGATGCGGGACAAGCACGGCAGCCCCTTCGAGCACGCCTCCATGACGTTCCTCGTCAGCGCCCCGATCTTCGTGTTCCGGGAGTGGATGCGGCACCGGGCGGGCTGGTCGTACAACGAGGAGAGCGGGCGCTACAAGCAGCTGGACCCGGTGTTCTACATCCCCAAGCCCGGCCGGAACCTCGTGCAGGTCGGCAAGCCCGGCGCCTACACCTTCGAGCAGGGCGAGGCGTACCAGTACGGGATCATGCGGGAAAGCCTGACCACCGTCGCCCAGGACGCCTACAGCGCCTACGAGGGCATGCTGTCCAACGGTCTCGCCCGCGAAGTGGCCCGCATGTGCCTGCCGGTGAACATCTACAGCTCGATGTTCGCCACCTGCAACCCGCGCTCCCTGATGCACTTCCTGAGCCTGCGTACCCACCGCGAGGACGCCGCCTACCCGAGCCACCCGCAGCGGGAGATCGAGATGGGTGCCGAGAAGATGGAAACGATCTTCAAGGATCTGTTCCCGCAGACCTGGACGGCTTTCGAGCAGAACGGTCGGGTGGCGCCGTGAACGGTCCTCGCATGATCAACAACACCAACTACCTCGCCCGGCACCCGTGGCCGGACGGCGTTCTCGTCCAAGGCGGTGACCGGGGTGTGGTGTTCTCCCGGGACCGGGATCCCTACAGCACTGCGTTCGTAGAAGCCTTCCCCGGTCAGACGTTCATCCGGGGCGAAGGGTCCGACCTCGCCGAGGCCGAGGACGCCGCATGGGCGCGGTATCTGGTCTGGCGGGACTGCGACGGCTCAGGAGGGTGGCACGGCCCCTACGAGCGCCGCCAGTACCGCAACGGCGCCGGGTTCTGCACCCGCTGCGGGATCTGGATGTCCCGGGTGCTGCCGGAACTGCCGGAAGACCCGGAGCGCTCCCCGAATCTGCTGGAGAAGGCGTTCGGCGGAGACCGTGAAGCCCTCACAACGATCTTGGACACCGTCGCCAACGCTGAAGACCTCCCGAAGGGAACCGACTGTGACTGACCTCGGAAAGCCCGTACAAGCTCTCACCCCCGAGCGGGTGTCAGAGATCATGCGCAGCGACGACGACGGCCCGGACGCCCTG